TGCAACAGTGCCCAGCGCTGCGGTAGCAAGACCCGCTTGCATTGCAGTCAAACCAAGACCGGCAGGGCCAAGTGCTGCACCCGCAACCATCGGAAGGATCGCGCGCAGAAAGCCCGCTTCAGGCAGTCCAGTGTCGGGGTTGGTGGTCAGCGTGCCGCCGTGTGCACGCGCCAGTGCTTGAAGCCCAGCAACTTCTTGCGGGGCCATATGGACCAAGGTGGTGTCAGGGCCCCGACCCTTGCTTGCAAGGTGCTGGGCGGCAAGTTTCAGGCTCATGAGCGCCTCACGGGAAAGGGGTTAGTCGATAGTATCATGGGGGGTTCTCAGAGGCAATTAGCGGCTAATCTCTTCCCAGTCCAGAGAACCGAGCACCTGATCCCCGTTGGATGCCGCCGCGCAGCACAGCGTTAACTCATAAGCCGTCGGGGTAAAGGGGTCGCGCTCAAGCTGGGTGGTAAACAGCGCCGCCTTCAAAATGTCCACACTGGTAGCTCCTTGGTTGGAACCTTGGAAATAGCCCGTCGCCAAAATGCGCCCAGTGCCGGTAGTGAACGCCGTGCCGGTGATGTTGTACTCCACCCCCGAGTTTGTGCCCGCGCTCACCCAAGTGCCGCCGGTCGTAGTGCCTGAAGCAATCACCGACCACTTATAGTTGGCATTATTTGTAGTACCTAAGATTGATATGGCCGTTAGGATGGCAATTGCATCTAGCCGCGTTGTCTTTAAGCGGATCGACACGATGGGGTAGAGCGTCCCGGCGGTGGTCAGTGTGGTAGGGGCCGTGATGGTGTTTCCGGCTGACAACTGCGCGCCCCGGAGTTCATAGCCGCCCTCCGAAATCACCGTCGAGCAGACCTGTTTGAGCGTGCTGGCACCGGTGGTTGCCGCCGTGTTGGTCATCTCGTAGCGCAGCGGCAGCGAGGCGGTGGTGATGTAGGTGGTGGTGACGAGGTTGGCGTGATCAAAGTTGTGGCACGGGACAAACGCCCCGTTAATGATGAAGCCCGTGCGGACCGTGCCGAGGCCCAGCCATTCAACGTCCATGTACAGAATCTGCGCTTTGGACGAATCCAGCGTCAGGCCCGACGGGCCAGTGCCGTCCAGTGGGTCTTGGTTCCAGTTAGCCTGCGCCACCCGGGTGTTGACTACGGACCCAGTCACGCTGCTGCGCTCGACCATGTAGTTGGTGGAGCCGTCACGTTCAAAGTAAATGCCGTTGGCCGCGCCGTAGTAGCCAACACGCTGGCGCAGTCCCGCCTTGGGATCACCCATCACGAACGTGCTCATCACCAGCAAGCTCTTGCCCGGCTGATAGGAGAAGACTTTGGTGGTCTCGCGGATGATCTGGTCGCCGCTGGCCGAGCCAACCGTCATGTTGATCAAGCCCTCGTCCGCGCTGAACGTAGCCGCTGCGGTGCCTGTGATGCTGTTGACCCACAGGTTGTTGTCCGCGTAGCGGTGGGAAGAGTCGAACAGAGTCAGGGGGTTGCTGACCCGCAGTCGGTTAAAGGCATCTACGTTGGTGCCGCCGATTGAAACCGGAAGGGTTGTTTCACTTGCCATGAGTCGTCCCAGAATGTTGTCCAGCCGGTTGAAGTACAGGCGAAGGACGTTGCTGTACTGGTCCTGATACTGCGGATTCCACAGCGGCGGGGCCACCGGCAAGTTGGGCGCGGCAACTCTATCGAGCGTGTAGTCCGTCGTGACAACAAACGTCATGCGCTTACCTTCTGCCGTCGGGCTTGATGTCGATACGCGGCGCGCCAAGCTGCCACTGAAGGCCCACCTGATTGCCCGCCACCTTGAACGACATCTGCCGCCCGCGAACACGGATGTACACCTGCCCGGTGAACTGCTCGATTGGCACTGTAGCGCCACGCACCACAGGCGCGCTGTCTTGGCCCCCCACGGACGGGGGCGTGTTGTAGCCCGAGCCAGAGTTCTGCATCGGCAGCAGGGTCATCGTCACCTGCGGGCTGGCCGCCGTGGAGCCACGGAACGTGATGTCGGGGATCAAGCGCCAGATGAAACCGAAGTTCTGGCCATCCTGAATGTCAAACTCCGAAGACGTGATGTACGAGTCGATGGCCGCCGGAGTGCCCGAGACGTTGTCGTCAACACCCAGTTCGTGGAACACCAAGTTGTTGGAGTACGTCGCAGCCAAGGGGTACAGGTTCAGCCCCGAGTCAATCCACGCCGTGCGCCCCATCGTGCCGTAGTACCAAATGTCCTCGGCGTAGTTGTAGATGACGTAGCGATCGACCACGTTCGAGTTGGCCGAGCAATAGAACCACCACACCTCGTTGAAGCCCTCGTCGGTACCCGAGAAGAACTGGTCCTGCTGAGCAAGGTTGATGTCGCCGTAGATGTACTGGCGCAAGTCACAACGCAGCGTCTGCACCCGACCGTCGTAGCGGTAGAACTTGTCCACGCCCATCCAGAACACGACGCCCGAGGCCACCGACACCGTGTTGATACCCGCGATCGAGGTGTTGTCGCCCAGAAGTTGAGCGCCCCAGACAAACGGCGGCCCAAGATATTGCAGCGAGTACACCGAGGCGTCCGTGAACACCACAATCTCCTGCCGGGTCTGCACGTAGGAACGAATCTCCGAGCCGTGCGACAGGCGCGTGCCCCCTGCTTGGTTGGTCGCCGCCGGGGTCCAGTTCACCACCGATTCCTGATCACTCCAGCGGATCAGCATGGGGTCAAGCTCGGTCTCGCCCAGCGGGTTGCAGCCAAACGCAAACACGAACCGGCTCACATCCGAGACCGTCATGTTGTTGACCACCACCGGCACGTCCGACGCCCCGGCCATATCCGCCACCGGGATGCCGCGCGGCGAAACATAGTGCGTGCCAGACTGAGCACCCGTCGTAGTGATGGGCGAACCACCGGGCGTTGCCGCCAAGTTGCACACGTTGGCAACTGCGTTGACCACGTAGTAGACCGTGCCCACCGTGAGTCCCGTAGGCAACGCGCCCGTCGTCTCCAGCACCACGGCAGTGTTTTCGAGCAGCGAAGAACTTGTAAACGTCACCACGCCCGGGGACGCAATCGTCACCGTAAACACCTCGGGGGTCGTACCAATCTTGGCGTTCCAGTAGTACAACTCGCTGCCGCGATAGCCGAAGATAAGGTCTTCGCCGAAATTGTTCTGGTACCAAAGCCGCGCGCCAATCAGTGTGGACGTACCGATACCCCACGGGCCGCCACCCCAAGGCCCTGCGCCCCAGCCACTGAGCGGCGTAACAGTCTCGTTGCCCACCGGCACTTCATAAGCAGCACGAACCCCTGTACCGCCACCACCCACGTCATAAACAGTAGCAGCCACCGGGGAAGTGATCGTGTAGCTGTTGGAGTTGACAACTGTGACCGCGAAGTTTGAGTTGAGCACCGCCGAGGTGATGCCTTGGTCCACCTCCAGCGAGAAGGTCCCCGAGCCTGCCGAGGACGTGCTGATCGCCGCACCGTCCACCACGTTGGCAAAGTTCACCGTGGTGCCAGACACCACGCGGATGTAATAAACCACCCCCGTGAGCAAGCCGGTCGGCAAAGACCCGCCAGCGGAGACGGAGAGAAGGATGGGCGTGTTGTTGGCCAGCGCCGTGGAGAGCACAAAGTCAGTGGCGTTGGTCCGGGTGAAGGTCTGCGTGCTCAAACCCCCCGCGCCGATGAACGTCACGTAGTCACCCGTTGCGCAGCCGTGCGCGTTGTCCGTCACGGTGATGGTGGTCGAGCCCGTCGTAGCAGCAAACGGATTTGTCAGGGGCCCGGCGTAGTCCCGGATCGGCGTGATGTCGTTGTAGCCGCCACCCTCTTCGATGTAGAACTTCTTGTTGGTGCCCACACCGGTGAGCACCGTTGGCACAGTGATCGTGCCCCAAGTCCACAGCGAACGACACACACCCTCGTAGGTGTACGGAGAAATCTGCTCCCACCCGCCGAGCTTTTCAGGCGTGCCTTGACGAAAGCGCACCTTGTCGCACGAATACCAACCGCCCTCGGTCGTGTAGCGAGTGTTTTCCCGGTTGATGCCGGGTTTGAACAGGATTTTCTGGAGCGGCATCAAAGCCCCTTTATGCGGTCATGACCTCATGCGCATGCTGGATGTGCGCGATCCGGTCGTTCAGGCCAATGGTACCGCCGTTGATCTTTTTTGTCATCCCGGTGTAGTCTTTAGCATCAGCTTCTTTATTCAACTGGCGCTTGTTCCAATACCACCCGGCGGTCAACGCGGCGTATTTGGGCACCAGCACGTAATCCGGCGAGTGCATGAAGTCCATGTTCAACGCGTCGCCTGCCAGCGTGTAGTTGTCTTTGCCGGTCAGTTGGATCAGCCCGCGCCCGTGGTACAGCCAGCCGTCTCCGGTTTCCTCGGTGCCGTTGCCCATGCGCCCGCCGTAAACCTTGTTGGCAATCTTCTCGGGGTTGCGGGCGTACTGCTGGGCCACCTCCATGGTCGGGAAGCGGCTTGGCCAAGTTTTCATCAGGGCTTCGGCGGAGTAGTTCAGGTTCTCCTCCAGCCGGGTGAAGTTCATGGACTCATGCGCACACTGCCCGATGAACGCAGCTTGGCGCTCGGGGGTGTTGATCTCGTAGCGGTGAAAGACTTCCTCCAGCGGCTCGACCCAGTCGATGCTGATCTTGAGTTTGGCGAGGGTGTTGGCGAGGCTCATCATTTGATTGCGGGTGCTTTAGAGAGGAGGTCAGTTTTAGCCTGAGAACCAGCGCTAGAACCAAAATAGTAAGCAATGATCCCAGTCCATGCGGTACCGAGAGAACCCAACATCATGAGGATGGCCGGGTTGTTGGAGTCCACCTTGCCCAGCAGCATCATCACCAGAATGCCGAAGAACCCGACGGTGACAATCGCAGCCAGCGCCGGGGGGACGATGGAGCGGGTAGCTGCCTGCATTTCACGGGCCGACTTGCGGTCGTCCACCGCCAGCTTTTCAAAGTTCAGGCCCAACTCCTGAGCTTGCTTTTGAAGTTCGATCTCGGCCAGCTTGACCTGCGCGATCTGCTCGGCGGTCAGCTTGTTGTCTTTGATCAAGTCGCTTACCTTGTCCTCATCGACGCCAATAGCCTTGGAGATGGCAGAGACGGCCATACCGGCCAAGGGTCCACCCATCGCAGTAGCGATAGTGGGGGCGATTTGTTTGAGCCATTCCATTACTGTTTACTCCTTGAAAGCATAGTTGCTGCAATTTGCAAGAGGACGCGGTACTGGTCCACATCCGGCGGTTCTTCTCTCCACCCAACGGTGATCTGCCCGACCAGCTTGCCCGGCTCTGGAGGAACCCCCACCCGGCAGCCGTAGGTCATACCCTTTTCCATGTACCACAGGCCAATCTCAGACTGCGCGGTTTTGTAGTGACCACACGGGATCTCACCGGCCATGAGCGCTACAACGTCCCTATTGTTGGCGACGTTGGAGGTGAAGAGGCCCACATCTAATCCCTCGTGAGTCTTCTCCCGCCCCTGCTTGGTGTACGCCCGATGCAAAACGCGGGTGCCAAACATAGGGTTTACCTTGAATATAGCTACGACTGTAGCGTCGGTGTTCCGAAATAGATGCGCCGCCGCATCCTCCACC